GACTATCTTGTGGAGATAGCACAGATGCGAAGCATATTCAGAAATTGCTAGATGGTGTCAAGGTCGATACAGTCTATACAGATCCGCCTTACGGCATGAAAAAGGAAAAGGATGGGGTGCAAAATGACAATTTGAACTATGATGATTTATTAGAATTCAACAAGAAATGGGTACCTATCACATTCGACGCTATGCGAGAAGTCGGTAGCTGGTATTGTTGGGGGATAGACGAGCCACTCATGGATTTATACAGCAATATCTTGCGTCCGATGAAAGAGGCACAGAAAATCACCTTCCGAAACCTTCTGACCTGGGACAAAGGAAACACTCAAGGGCAAATGGCGAAACATAGCAGAATGTACCCGATAGCAGATGAAAAATGCCTTTTTGTGATGAAAGGCGTCCAAGGCTTTAACACAAACTTGAATAATTATTTTGAAGGTTACGAGGTGATCAGGAAGCCGCTATCAGAGGCTGCTGAGCGCGTAGGATTGACATCAAAGAAATTGAAAGAAATAACAGGAGTCGGTATGTACTCACATTGGTTTACAAAGGCCCAATGGTTGTTCATACCATTGGAACAATTCCAGAAGATAGCGGACTATTATGGAAACGAATGGAACTTAGACTACAACCGTCTCAAACAGGACTACGACCGTCTCAGACAGGACTACAACGAGAGCCGCGCTTTCTTTGATGCGACACATGCAAATTTCAATAATGTGCTACATTTTAGTAGAACGAGTGGGGATGAGAGAGAGAGTGCAGGTGGACATGCAACTCCCAAACCACTCGCGCTAGTAGCGCTTATGCTCAAGTCATCAACTCGGAAAGGCGATGTTGTTTTGGATGTTTTCGGAGGAAGTGGTTCAACTCTTATCGCTTGCGAGAGGCTAGGAAGGACGTGTTATATCAATGAATTAGAACCAAAATACGTCGATTTGATTATCAGACGTTGGGAAAAAGAGACAGGAAGAGAAGCTGTCAAATTGAATTGATTGTATTTTTTGAAAAGGAAGTGAGGCGATGGCTAATGAGCAAAACTTGATAAAAAATTCAGAACGAACTCCGAGCGAACGCCGAGAAAGTGCCAAAAAAGCGGGAGTCGCTTCAGGTAAAGCGAGAAGAAAAAAAGCGAACCTAAAAAAGGCTTTCGAGACAATCCTGCAAGCTGAAGTTGCAAGTCCAAACGTGAAGAAGCAACTCGAAGAGCTAGGCTTCGACTCGACCAATGAAATGGCCCTGGCTATGGTCATGATGCAGAAAGCTATGAAAGGGAATGTCCGAGCCTTTGAACAAATTAGCAAGTTGACTACGACAGATGTCAAGGACACCCTTGATAAGAAGGAACAAAAAGAACGTATCAAGCGTCTTGAATTGGATAATAAGAAACGAGAGCAAGAGCTTTCAGGACCTAAGTCCAATACTGGGCTTATGGAGTCTCTACTTGAAGCCGTGAAGGGTGGTGACGAGGTTGAAGATTAAGTTTTCGAGAAAACAAGCCGACATCATCCGCAGACCATTCAACTATGAGCTTGAAGTAAACGAGGGAACGCCTCGAAGCGGTAAGACAACCGCAGGCCATTTCAGATACGCAAGATATTTGATTGAGTCACCAGACGAGAACCATCTTATCGCTGCATACAACCAGGAGCAAGCCTACCGCCTTTTTATCGACGGTGACGGTACAGGTCTAATGCACATCTTCGACGGTAATTGTAAAATCAAGCATGATGAACATGGAGACCACCTCTTAATTGATACACCAAACGGGACAAAGCGAGTCTACTACAAAGGTGGCGGTAAAGCCAACAGTGTAGGGGCTATTACTGGTATGTCTCTGGGTTCGGTAGTCTTTTGTGAGATCAATCTGCTGAACATGGATTTTATTCAGGAAGCATTCAGACGGACGTGGGCCGCTAAGCTCAGATATCATCTAGCCGACCTAAACCCTCCAGCACCTCAACATCCAGTCATTAAGGATGTATTTGACGTTCAGAACACACGCTGGACGCATTGGACCATGGATGACAATCCGATTCTATCCGAAGAACGCAAGCAATCCATCATCCAATCGCTGAAGAAAAACCCTTACCTCTACAAGAGAGACGTGCTTGGTCAGAGGGTGATGCCTCAGGGCGTTATTTACGGCCTATTTGACCTTGAAAAGAACATCAAGGACAACTTGGTAGACGAACCTATGGAAATGTATTTCAGCGGCGATGGTGGGCAATCTGACGCCACCTCGATGTCATGTAACATTGTGACTAAGCACAGAGAGGACGGTAAGACTTTCTTCAGGCTCAACCGTGTGGCTCATTACTATCATAGTGGAGCTGAGACTGGGCAAATCAAAGCCATGTCTACATATGCGGTCGAGCTTCGAGCGTTTATTCAATGGTGTGTTAGCAAGTATCAAATGCGTTATACCGATGTCTGGATTGACCCAGCGTGTAGATCCTTGAGAGAGGAATTGCACAAGCTAGGAATTCAGACAAGAGGGGCAATGAACAACGCTCACGATGTCAGCAGCAAGGCAAAAGGCATTGAGGTAGGTATTGAGCGTGGTCAAAACATTATCTCTTCAGGTCAGTTCTTGCTTATCAACCACTCTGAGGAAGAGTACGACCATTACTATTTCTTGAAAGAGATTGGTCTTTATAGTCGAGATGATAACGGGCGACCGATTGACAAAGACAACCACGCAATGGACGAGTTCAGATATAGCGTCAATGCCTTTTACAAGAAATACGCTAATTTTTAACAGGAGCATAGCATAGAATGGGAATTATACAAACCATTAAAAATCTAATAAAAAGGAGTCAATACAGAATGACGACAGAAAGTCTGGCAAGTATCACAGACCATCCTAAAATCGCAGTAACAAGTGCAGAGTATCGACGGATTAACGAGAACCTAAGATATTATCAAAGCAACGCTGGGAAGGTCACTTACATGAACACAGACGGCATGATGAAGCAGAGAGAAATGACTGTTTTGCCAATCGCTCGGACCGCTTCCAAGAAGATTGCTAGTCTGGTCTTTAATGAGCAAGCCTCAATTAAATTGGACGACGGACAAGCAAATGAATTCATTCAAGAGACATTGAAAAATGACCGCTTCAATAAGAACTTCGAGCGCTATCTTGAGAGTTGTTTGGCCCTTGGTGGTCTTGCTATGAGACCTTATGTTGACGGTGGACGAGTGCGAGTTTCATTCGTACAAGCGCCTGTCTTTTTGCCTTTGCAGTCTAACACCCAGGACATTTCAAGCGCTGCTATTGTTACTAAAACGATTAAGACTTCAGGTCAGAAGAACATTTACTACACCTTGATTGAGTTTCACGAATGGGCGAAAGATGGGAAATACATTATTTCAAACGAGCTATACAGGTCTGAAAGCTCTGAACAAATAGGTGGACGTGTACCTCTAGCTGAAGTCTATGAGGATTTAGAAGAACAAGTCGAACTTGACGGTCTAACAAGACCGCTTTTTTCTTACTTAAAACCTCCAGGCATGAATAACAAAGACATCAATAGTCCTTTGGGCTTGTCTATCTTCGATAATGCCAAGAGCACGATTGACTTCATCAATACGACCTATGACGAGTTCAAGTGGGAAGTCAAGATGGGACAGCGCAGAGTGGCGGTTCCTGAGAACCTCACAGAGACTCGCATGGTTAATCATGACGGAGACGTCCAACTTGTCAAGCGATTTGACACAGAGCAAAATGTCTACTTGCGCTTATCAACGAGCGACATGGACGGTGGAAGCATCACAGACCTAACAACTGCAATCCGAGCAGATGATTACATCAAGACCATTAACGAAGGCTTGAGCCTATTTGAAATGCTTTTAGGTGTATCAGCTGGGATGTTTACATTTGACGGCCAGAGCTTGAAGACTGCGACCGAGGTTGTTTCTGAAAACTCTGATACATATCAAATGAGAAACAGTATTGTCTCACTAGTTGAGCAGTCCTTGAAAGAGTTGATTATCTCAATCTGTGAGCTTGGTAGTCTTTATGAATTGTACGATGGTCCAATCCCTCAAATGGAGAAGATTGCTATCAATCTTGACGACGGTGTCTTTACAGACAAAAACAATGAGCTGGACTATTGGACCAAGGCTTTGGCCAGTGGCATTGTCAGCAAGGCTCACGCTATCCAGAAGGCTTTCAATATGTCAGAGGTCGATGCTAAGAATATGATTCAGGCGATCAACCAGGAAACAATGGACACGGCCAACAGTCAGCGAAGTCAACAAGACATTGATATTTACGGGGAGTGATTAAATGAACCTAATTTCAAGGATTTTCTGGTTAGCTCCAAACCCTGCCAAGCTATTTATGAAAAGCACAAGAACTAGGCTAGAGAGGATGCTAAATGAAAGGAAACAAGAGGCCACCGATTCAGTTCAATGACGAGCAACTGCTACTTCAAGCGAGTAATATCGCAGATATCTATCATCAGCTGGCTTTGGACTTGTTTGATAACGTGGTTGAACGTGTGACGGAGCGTGGCACGGTCTATCTTGACAAGCAACCATACATCTGGCAGCTCGAGAAGATGCAGCAGATGCACATTTTGAACGAGGAGAACCTAAAAATAATCTCTGAGCGTTCAGGTGTAGCTGAAGAACAACTGCGACACATTGTCGAAAACGAAGGCTTGAAGCTCTACACAGACACGAAGCAACAACTCATGGAAGATTTAGGTCGTGGATCCCTGGGAGGTAATAATTACATTCAAGAGATTCTTGCTGATTATGCCAACCAAGCAGTCGACGAACTCCACAACCTAATCAACACAACACTTCCTAAGGCCGTCATCGGCGCTTATCAAGGAATTGTGGAGCAATCTGTCGCTCGAGTGGTTACAGGACTCTCTACGGCCGATAAGGCTATCTCTGACACGGTCATGAAGTGGCAAGAGAAAGGGTTCCAAGGCTTCCAAGATAGAGCTGGACGTAACTGGAAGATAGACAACTATGCTCGAACTGTTATCAAGACGACAACCTATCGAACTTTTCGAGAAATGCGAACTAGACCAGCTGAAGAGCTGGGCATTGATACCTTTTATTTTTCAAAAAAGGCGTCAGCTCGTAAGTCGTGTGCACCTTTGCAACATGAAATAGTCACGACTGGTCACGCTAGAGTCGAGCATGGCGAGAAGATTTTAGCTTTGTCAGACTATGGTTACGGTCGTCCAGAAGGTTGCTTGGGCATTAACTGCGGACATATGATCACGCCATTCATTCCAGGAGCCAATTATAAGCCTGATTTAGGCGAGGATGTGGCAGAGGTTAGTCCAGAGCAAGCAGAAGAAAATGCTAACGCAGAAGCTAAGCAGAGAGCTCTAGAGAGGTCTATCCGAGCGAATAAGGAAAAGCTCCACGTCGCTGAGAAATTGGGCGATAAAGAACTGATAGACAAGTACAAGGCAAAAGTAAGAACTCAGACATCAGCCTTGAAAGATTACGTTGATAAGCACCCATTCCTAAAACGAGATGAGGAAAGAGAAAGATACCGCTACAATGATGATGCAGTTCAAAAGTTATACAAAACTATTGACAAACGCTCCAAAAAGGAGTATTCTGAAATACTACAAAATTTAGGAAATAAAGCCCCTAAATCTTATAGTGATTTCAAAGCCTTAGACCGTGACCAAAAATGGCAACTTAGGCATGATAATCGTGTCATCTCTTACCTTAACGGTGATATAAAAGAACGACTTAACGACAGGCAAAAAGAACAAGCAAAAGAGGCTTATTGGAATTTCAAAAAAGACGGGATTTTATTTGGTGATCATGGTATCGCTAGATACATTGAGAGATTACAACGCAAAAATGGAACAATAAAATACAACTACCAATCTATCCTTAACATTATGAGTCAACCAGTAAATTATATTTCTGATAGAGATGGACGGCATGTCAGATATTATAACAGGATTTCTATTTTTACAGAGCCTACCACTGGTGTAGTTGTTACTGTATTTCCACAAAATAAACTTAAGAAAGGATTTACTAAAATTGAATAAAAGTAAAGAAGTTTTAGAAATGTTTGAACAAGTCCTTGATGAGAAAGTTAGCGTCTGGGATTTCTCTTTTGATTTTGGCGAGTGGTTAGCTTCAAAAGAAGGTGATTTGCTGGAAATTGAAAACGAACCATTATTTGACCTGCTAAATGACAATATACCTATGATGTTGGAAGAATTAAAAAGTTATAACCTATCTGATAATCGTGAGTGGCTTGAAAAATATCATGACAAGATTAAGGAAATGATTTAAACATTGACAGAAACAAAACTTATACAAACCGTGTCGAATTCGATGCGGTTTTTTGCTTGACTTTATCCGCAGTCGGTAAAGAACGGAAGATTATACCTAATTTTAGGAGGACAGAAGAATGCCAGAAGACATTCAAGCACAAACTGACCAGCCAGTTAACGCTGGAGAAAACACTGAGTCACAAACTCAAGAGCAACCTATCAAGACATTCACTCAGGACGAAGTGACTGGCCTTGTAGCTAAAGAGTCCAAAAAAGCGCAAGAAAAAATCTTCAAAAGCCTAGGATTTGAGGACATCAAGAGCGCTAAAGAAGGACTCCAGCAACTCAAAGAGTGGAAAGACTCACAAAAGAGCGAGGCAGAGAAACAGTCAGAGGCGCTTGCTGCTAAAGAGAAAGAGTTAGAAGCTGCTTTATCAAGTCAACGACTTCTTGAAGCTAAACTGTCAGCTCTAACTTTGGGAGTAAATGCTGAGTCTGTAGACGATGTCATCACTCTTTCAAATCGCTTGGTATCCGATGAGGTGTCTATTGAAGATGCTATCGGTCAAGTGTTACAGAAATACCCTCAGTTTGGTCGCACAGAGCAACCTGAGGAGAAGAAGCCGACATTTTCAGCTGGAGGAAATCCAACGGCTGGAACGAACCAAGAAGACGCCTTTTTGAAGGCTCTAGGATTAAATAATTAACAGGAGATCTATAATGACAATTAACTATATCACTAAACATGAAGGCACTTTTGAAAAGAAATTGATGCAAGGTGCACTTACTAACATTTTGGAAACGCCACAGGTAAACTGGTTAGGTGCTAAATCGTTTGAATTGCCTACAATCGCAGTAACTGGTTACAAGGCACATACACGTTCTAAAGGCTACAACGCTGGTACAGTTTCAACTGACAAGAAAGTTTACACGCTTGGATTTGACCGTGACGTTGAATTCTTTGTTGACTCAGCAGACGTAGACGAAACAAACCAAGAACTTTCAGCTGCT